AAACATGACTAACAAAGTTAACATAGAATTTTTAAGAGAACAGTTAGAAAAAACTTTAATAGATGTTGAAAACTTAAAAGATAAAGTTAGAAAAAATGGTAATGGAGTACACTAATGATTCAAACTGTTGTAGTTTTATTAATGTTTGTGGGTGCTGAAATTAAGGAACATAGAATACAACCATCTATGTCTGAATGTTTAAAAGGCAAACGTCATGCCAGTCGTAATATTTCTGATAATGTAGAGTTTAAATGTATTAAATCTAAAGCAGAATTAGAAACTAATATTGATGGTAGTCTAAGTATTAAAAGTCTTATATTAAATCCATAATGAAATTTGAATTAATAATGATAATATGTTCTGCACTATTTGGTCAATGTAGTACACCTACAAAACAAACACCATTGTTCATAAGCCATTATGAGTGTGCAACAGTAGGTTATTTAAGATCATTAAAGACATTAGACAGTATGGGTGCAGACCTAGTTAACAATAATAAAATCATTATTAGTTTTAAATGTAATGATATTATAATATCTTAATACAATTTATGGTTATATAAAATGACAGACGCATCTAAAGAGATTATTATAGAATATAAAGATCAAGTTAGACTTCTAAGAGAAGAAAATTCAGAATTAATGGACGGTGGAAAAACTAAAGACGCATCAACTAAAAGATGTTTACAAAAACTAGAGAACCTTAATGAAGATCTAGTCAGAGCAAATAAAGAAATACAAGAGTTAAAAGATAAACTAAAAGACTTAAAAGAACCTGAAAAAGTATTAAAAGAATAATCTATGTACTGTATCGTTCTAGCGAAAGAAGAAGAACCTTTTTGGCAAGTATTCACAAATGAAGTATGGGCTACTAGAAAAGAAGCTGAAGAATATGCTATAAGAAATAAGTTTAAAAAATCAGTTATATGGAAAGTCATTTGGTACGATAAGAAGTATCACGTTTAATTTATATGAAAATTACATTAACAAAACCACAACATGAAGTCAGTACGTGTAAGAAAAGATTCAGAGTCTTAATCTCAGGCAGAAGATTCGGCAAGACTTATCTATGTATTACTGAGATGATGAAGTACGCAACTAAACCTAATCAGAAAATATGGTATGTAGCACCTACTTTTAAAATGGCTAAAGAGATAGCTTGGTCTAATCTAAAGGAAATGCTTAATAAGTTTAATTGGATTGAAGATATAAACGAAACAACTTTAACAATTAGAATAAGAAAATCTAATAGTATTATTTCATTAAAAGGTGCAGATCACTATGACGCATTAAGAGGTACAGGATTAAATTTCTTAATCTTAGATGAATTTGCAGATATAGATAAACGTACTTGGTTCGAAGTATTAAGGGCTTCTGTTTCTGATACACTTGGAGATGTACTGATGTGTGGTACTCCAAAAGGTTACGGAAACTGGAGTTATGAAATGTATCTTAAAGGCAAACAAGACGATCATTGGGGAAGCTATCAATATACTACTGTTCAAGGTGGTATGGTTTCTAAAGAAGAAATAGAACAAGCTAAAACAGATATAGATATTAGAACTTTTAGACAAGAGTTCGAGGGTACATTTGAGAACTATGCTGGTTCTGTTTATTATAATTTCCACCCAGTAGAGTCTGTAATAGACAAACAAATAGATTGGGAGAAACCTTTACATATTGGAATGGACTTTAACGTAGACCCTATGTCAGCTTGCGTAACACAAATAGAAAAAGAAAAAATATATGCAGTAGATGAAGTTATAATTTATTCAAGTAATACTGATGAAATGTGCCAAGAGATAAGAGATAGGTATGGTTCTAAGATACCAATATTTATTTACCCTGACCCAGCTTCAAGACAACGCAAGACTTCTGCTGGTGGTAGAACTGATTTAAGTATTTTACAAAATGCTGGATTCAAAGTTAAAGTAAAACATAAACACCCATCTATTAGAGATAGAGTTAATGCTGTAAACAGTAAACTTAAAGATTCTAAAGGCCAAAGATATATTTTTGTTTCAAAATCTTGTAAAACAATGATAAAAGGTTTACAAAGACAGATATACAAGGAGAATACAAATATTCCTGATAAAGAACAAGGATACGATCACATGAATGATGCACTAGGTTATTTAATAGATTATATCAAGCCACTTACCAGCAATATTGAATTTTCAAAACCTACAAGATGGGCAATTAAATAATGGCATACACAAAAGAACAAACATCAGCACTCCACATAGACTACCAACAAACAGTTAAGAATTGGGAGTATTACATTCGTTCTTATAATGGTGGATATGATTATATGGTTGGTCAATATCTAAGCAGATATAATCTTGAATTAGATAATGAATTTAATCAAAGATTAGCTAACACTCCTTGCGACAATCATTGTAAAAACGTAATTCAAATTTATTCTTCATTTCTTTTTAGAGTTAAACCATCAAGAGACTTTGGTTCATTAGCAGATGAACAAAGTTTAGAATACTTTACTAAAGATGCTGACTTAGAGGGAAACAGTTTAAGTAACGTAGTTAAACAAGCACAGAACTATGCTTCAATCTATGGCCATTGTTTTATGCTATTAGATAAACCGAATGTTACAACAAACACTAGAGCAGAAGAATTACAACAAGACATAAGACCTTATGTATCAATCGTAACACCTGAGAATGTTTTAGATTGGAATTATAAAAGACAACCTAATGGCAAGTATGAATTAGACTTCTTAAAAATTAGAGAAGAAGTAGATAAAGATGGTGGAACGTATATGAAGTTTTGGTATTTAGATAGAGTTGATACTGTTTATATACCTAAGATGGAAGAACCACGATTAATAGATACTGCCGAAAATCAGATTGGCAAAATACCAGCAGTTGTTTTGTACAATTCCAAATCACACAAAAGAGGAATTGGTCAATCTGACCTTACAGATATAGCTGATCTTCAAAAATCAATTTATAATGAATATTCTGAGATGGAACAATTAATTAGATTAACGAACCACCCATCATTAGTTAAGACTCCAAGTGTTAATGCAAGTGCTGGTGCTGGTGCAATAATTGAGATGCCTGACGAATTAGAACCAAATTTAAAACCTTATTTACTACAACCATCAGGTTCTAGTTTAACTTCAATAATGAATTCAATAGAAAACAAAGTAAGTTCAATAAATAGAATTGCTCACATTGGTGCAGTAAGAACTACTAAGTCAGGAATATCAAGTGGTGTAGCTTTACAAACCGAATTTGAATTGTTAAATGCTAGACTATCTGAAAAAGCTGATAACTTAGAAATAGCAGAAGAACAATTATTTAGATTATATGGCCTGTTCCAAGAAGTTCCATTTGACGGAGAAATTAATTACCCTGATTCATTTAACATAAGAGATTACGCAACTGATCTAATGTTCTACCAACAAGCAAAAGCAATAGGAGTTCAATCGCCAAGTTTATCTAAAGAAATTGATAAAGAGATTGCAAGAGCAATAGTAGATGATGATGAAAAACTAAATGTTATATTTGATGAAATAGATACTAAATCAGAAGTCGGAGAATTTACACAAGACGAAGTTGAACAGGAAACAGTAGCAGAAGAAGTAATACAATAGATGAATGGCAGATATAATAAAAGATTTAACCAATTATCGAATTAGTGGCATTGAAAAAGCCGAAATAGAATATTACAAACAATTAACAAGAACACTAGATAAGATAGAAGCACAGATAGTGTCTTTAGTTGACACATCACTTCCTAGAACTGCTGGTCAATTAATTGATCTACAAAGTGCAGTAGCAATAAGACCAAAAATAAAAGCAATACTTGATAAAGAATATTTACCATTTGCAGATAGAGTAGTTAGAAAAGGTTTTGGAGAACAAGCTAAACGAGTTGAAAGACAGTTTAAAACTATTGGACTTATACCACCTGAATTTCAAGAACTTACAAAAGGAGATTTGACCTTAGTTAAGAATTTAAAACAACAATACTATACGCAGTTTAAAGATGTATCTAATAAATTTACAAGAGTATTATCAGACAAGGTTTATCAAAACACATTAGTTGGAACTGAATTTACAGTATTAGAAAAAGAATTAAGAGAATCAATTAATGGAATCTATGCTACATCAAGCGACCCAGCAGTAAATAGGTTGGTTGATTATGTTAAGAACAATAAAGATAACCCAGCATTAAAATCAAAAGTAGATGACGCAATTAAGATACTTCAAACTAAATACGCAAGTACAAGAGTTGGAGAAAACATGAAGCGATATGCTGGTCAGATATTAAACGACTCATTAAGAGACTTTGATGCTACTTTAAATCTAAATAAAGCTAAAGATGCTGGACTTACTTATGTTAAATACTATGGAGACGTAATCCCTACAACAAGATCATTATGTAGAAACATGATTGGTGGAGTCTATGATAGAAGTGGAAAAGGTATTTATACTATTGATGATATAACTAGAATATGGAATAGCAATTCATGGAGTGGTAAAAAAGCTGGTACACCAATGGTTAATAGAGGTGGTTATAATTGCAGACACCAATTCTCTTATGTTAATCCTGATTGGTATGAGGAAGATGGAGAGCAATCAAATATATTAAAGGAAAGAACTCCAATAATTAAAAAAGAAAAAGGTATTAATGTATCAAGCTTTACTAATCCAATTTTATTTAGCAACATAAGATCAGTTCCAATTAAAGAATCAAAAGCTAGAATAAACAAAACAATACAAGCTGGTTCTGCTGATGCAAGATACGGAAGAAATGCAGATGGTAGTTTCAAAAATAGATTTAGAGGTGGTGCTAAATATGGAGATAAATTAACTGTTGGTGGTGCATCAGAAAAAGAACTTACTGTTGTTTCTGTATTATTAGATGAATTAAATGATTTGGCTATAAAATATAATATACCAAAATTAAGAGGAGTCAGAATTAGCAAATCAAAAGCATACAATATGGCTATGGGAGATGGTGTTCTATACATTGAAAAAGATTATTTAAAACGACAAGTGGCTAGAAGCGAAGCTAAAGTAACAGGAAATGCTGTTAGCACTTGGAAGTATGGAGATGATATTGCAAAAAGACCACGTGGAAGTTCACAATATTATAAAGATAATTTAGATGTTACTCGAAATGTTATGTATCACGAATTTGGACACCATGTTCATCAAATGAAATATGTAACAGCAACATATAAAGATAAGCTGAGAAGAATACGTGGAGATCGTGGTTTTACTCCTGAAGTAGAAGAAAAGATAAAAAAAATTCTACAAGAGGAAAGAAAAAAATTACCATTTAATAAACCTTTACAGATTGGAAATACTGAATATGGAGATACAAATGGAACTGAATGGTTTGCAGAACAATTTGCAGTATATTCAATGGGTAAATTAGATTCAATACACCCAGCATTTATTAAACTTATAAAGGAGATAGAAGATGAAGTGGGAAGATAGAATAAAAGAATTATTAGCAAAAGACTCTATAAATCAAAAAGAATATGACGAGTTTATTGCTATTGGTAATGAATTAAAATCCGAAACAGATATTGATATATACAAACAATATGGAGAGGGTATCTATTTATTATTAGCACCTGAAGTAAAAACAGAAGATTTTTAAATTTGCCAATTTTTAAACAATATGTTAAGACCAAAATAGACAATACGATTGATAATAATTATCAATACAGTTATTTCATTAGTTGAAATATCGGCATAACCCAAAAGGAGTACAAAATGTCAAACGAAACAAAACAAGCAGAACAATCAGAAAAAGTAGAAGAAACTTCAACACCTGTTGAAACAAACGAAACACCAATTAAAGCAGAACCTAAAAGCTTTAATCAAGAACAATTAGATAACATAGTTCAATCTCGTATTATGGCAGAACGAAGAAAATATGAGAAAAAAATAGAAGAAGAAACAAAAGAAAAAGTTGAACTTCTAAAACAAAAAGAACTAGAAGAAGCTAAAACAAAACAAGACTTGGAAAAGATAATGCAAGATAGAATCCAAGAAAAAGATAAAGAAATTAGTCAATATAAAAACAATCTTAAAAAAGAAAAGATTGATAATTCTATTTTATCTGTTGCTTCAAGTAATAGAGCAATCAATCCTCAACAAGTAGTTTCACTATTAGAAAAAGAGATTAAATTAAATGATGATGGCAGAGTAGAAATAGTTGATAATAATTCTAATATCCGTTATAACGATAAAGGAGAACTTTTAACAATACAAGATAGAGTGAAAGAGTTTTTAGATACGAACCCACACTTCCGTTCAGCAACCATACAAGGTACAGGAAGTAAAGCAAGTATCGGTGGTAATACTGTTAAACCTTTAAAATTACAGGACTTAGACCTTAATAACCCTGAAGATCGAAAAGCTTATGCTGAATATCGTAAGCAAAGAGATACAGGTGCAATTAAGATTAACTTAAACAATAAATAATAAAGGAAAAATACAATGGCAAACGAAACAACAGCAACAACACTCTCGGAACTATATACCGAGATTGTAGCAGAAGCACAATTTGTAGCTTCTGAAAAATCCATTATGAGAAACTTAGTAAAAAACTATAGTATCTCAGGTGGTGGTAAAGCAGTTGAAGTTCCTGTTTATGCAAATGTAAGTGCATCAGCAGTAGCAGAAGCAACTGATTTAGCAAATACAGCAATCAACCCTAGTTCAGTTACGATAACTGCATCTGAAGTTGGTGTTATGACAACCCTAACTGATTTAGCAAGAAACTCAGCACCTAGAAATGTTGCGAGTGATATTGGTAAATTGTTTGGCGAAGCATTAGCACGAAAACAAGATATAGATCTAACTGCTAAGTTTGATGGCTTTTCAACTGTACTAGGAGATGGCTCAACAGCTATCGCTTCAGCATCTGTTTTTAATGCTCTTTCAACTTTGAGAGAACAAGGTTTAAATTCTGATGATTGTGCAGTTGTGATACACCCTAAAATCGCCTATGACTTAAAAGCTGGTTTGACTAATACTTTTGCTAACGCAAATGGTAACGACCTTTCAAACGAAGCTTTAAGATCAGGATTTGTTGGTAGATTAGCTGGTATGCCAGTTTATGAAACTTCAAATATAGCAAATACTGGTACTGCTGGAGATTATAAAGGTGGTGCGTTCCATAAAGACGCATTAGCTATCGCTATGATGCAAGACATCAAAATCGAATCTCAAAGAGATGCTTCTCTAAGAGCAGATGAAATCGTTGCAACTTCTGTATATGGCGTTGGAGAAATCCATGACGCATATGGAGTTGAGTTGTGGTACGATTCTTCAATCCAAGCATAGTATCGTTAATTTTATATGGGCTAGAAATAGCCCATATATTACAAAAAGGAATTTATGATTAAAGTAAGATTATCATCAGAGAAAATAATAAAATTACAAAGAGGAAACAAAACAATTTCAAGATCTGAATTAGATTATGGCTCTAATAAAAAGATGTATGATTTTAGAGGTTTTAAACCAGTTCAAGATAATGTAAAAGAGGTTAAAGAGGTTCAATTTAAACAAGAAAATGTTGTTAAACTTAAACCTAAAAAAACAACAAGGAAGAAAAAAAATGAACAAGTGGTTAATATTCAAGATAAAAAAATTGATTAAGAAGATTTGGGTTAAAGCTAAAAACAATCCAATGTATTCAATACCTTTAGCTATAATAGTAATAATTATATTAGGAAGTTAATATGGCTAATTTTACTGGTGCAAATATAATAACAGCAACTGATGTAACTAAATATCAACCTGATGCTTTTCAATTTGGTATTTCCACAACTGCTACTGAAACTGTTAATTTCTTTGCACAAACAACTAATGATATTTTAAGACAGCTAAGAGTCGAATGGTGGCCTGTATATAAAACAAACATCTACACAGATATAACAGTTCTTAATACTGCTGAGATGGTAAATACTAGAGTTCAATTAGATCAATTTGAACGTGCTGGTGTTTATTTATTTTTGGGTAGATTCTTTTGTCCAGCATTATCTAAATTTAGACCTGAAACTGAAAAAGATAGATTTGAAAGAATGTCTGAAAAATATATGTCTGAATTTAATAAAGAATTTAGAATGATATTAGAAGATGGTGTTGAATACGATACTACTGATGATGCGAATATTTCTACAAACGAAAGAGAGCCACTTCACGGAGTCCGAAGATTAGTTAGATAATGGCAATATCTTTAAAGATTAAAACTAACGCAAAACAAGTAAGTAATAAAGTAAAAGGTTTTCAATCAGCACTAAGTAGAGCAATAGATAAAGGAGTCAAACAAGCTGGATTCCAAGTATTAGATATTATTAGAACTAAAACTAAAAAAGGAATAGATTTTAGAGATAGAAAATTTGCACCTTATAGTCAGGGTTATTTAAAACAATTAAATAGAGAGGGTAAAAGTACAGCAGTTGATTTATTCTATACTGGTCGAATGTTAGGTTCTTTGACACCCAATTCTACAGTTAAGTCAGTAGGAAAACATAGAGTGAGTTTAGCTTTTAGTAGAGCAGAAGAACGAAAAAAAGCATTATTTAATCAAGTTCTTGGCAATCCAAAAAGAGAATTTTTTGGCTTTAATAAAAGTACAGAAAATATTATAAGTAAACAGTTTAACCGATTCGTAGAAAAAGAATTAAAGAAATTTAAAATATGAGTGTAAGAGAAAACATAGCATCAAATTTATTAACTGTAATTACTAATATATCTAGTCCAATTACAATTAAAAAAGCAACTAGACAACCTTTTATTTTAGATGAATTATCTGAACAACAATATCCAGCAGTAATAGTTCAAACATCAGAAGAAAATAGAGATGATGCAGAATTAGGAAGTGGTGCTAAGACAAGACATGGTACTATTGATTTTGTTATTTCAGGATTTGTGAAAGGTGCAGAAGTTAATATAGATACTAAAAGAAATGAATTAATCACAGCTATTGAAACTGCTGTTGAAACCGATATTACTAGAAATAGTAATGCTTTAGATACTCAGGTTATTCAAGTTGAAACTGACGAGGGAAGTTTATTTCCTGTAGGTGGAATCAGAATGACAATTAGAGTAATGTATGAATATCAATCAGGAACACCATAGGAATAAATAATGGAAAGACTACTAGCTAAAATAAACAAAAAAATAGAACAAATAGAAAAGTTACACGATAAAGCATCTTTACTATGTGAAGAAGTTAAAGACATAACAGCAGAGATCGAAGAAGATCATGTTGAAGAAAAACCTTTATCTGAATTGGAAGACGATATAGATGATTTAGATGAAGAAGATATTGACGAAGAACAATAAAACTAATAAAAGTATATATTATGGCAAAAGATATAAAAGTATCAAAAGGTAACCAAGACATTATAATTAACGAGAGCAATCTTGAATATTATGAAAATAAAGGTTATAAGGTCGTAACAAAACAAGAAGTTAAACAAGAACAAGTTAAATCAAAAAAGGATAAAAAATGGCAACACATCACGGAAAAGAAGGAGTTGTAACTGCTGGTGGAACAGCTATTGGCGAACTAACTAGCTTTACACTTGAAACAACTGCTGACGTAGTAGAAGATACACAATTATCAGATGGTACTAAATCATTTGTAACTGGTAGAAGTTCATTTTCAGGAACACTTGAAATGAGTTATGATGAAACTGATACACCACAAGGAACTTTATTAGTTGGAAGCACAATAGCTTTTATACTATTGCCTGAGGGTAATACATCAGGAGACGAAAGTTTTGCTGGTTCAGGAATCATTACTGGTATGAGTGTAAATAATGCAATGGACGCAATAGTTTCAAGATCTGTTACTTTTCAAGGAACTGGTGCATTGACAATAGCAACTGTATAATCTTATTATATGTCAGTTATAGATAGAGTTAAAACTCATTTTGAGAATTTAAGAACTATTACTATTGAAGTGCCTGAGTGGAAAGATGAACATAATAATTCATCTATCTTTTATTCAGAACCTTTAACACTTGAAGAAAAAAATATTATTTTTAAGAAGTCAAACAACTTCCAAGATCTAACTGTATTAGTTGATTTAATAATAATGAAAGCTTTAATCAAAGATGATAAAGGCGAATTTCAAAAAGCTTTTAAACCTGAAGATAAATTTGCTTTAAGAAAAAAAGCAGACTCAAACATTATCGCAAATGTTGCTAATAGAATTTTAGCAGATACTTCATACGAGGAAGCCGAAAAAAAGTAGATAGCGACCCTGATGTCAGGTCGCTTTTAGTTATAGCAGATAGAATTCACATCACAATCCAACAAGTCTTAGAGATGCCAGTAAGCCATTATAATCTTTGGTTAGCTTACTTGAAAAAAGAACAAGATGGGTATAAAACAAGTCAATCGCTATCTGAAGCAAAAAGGTTAAAAACATAATGGCACAACAATTAAAAATAGACATAGTAGCACGAGATAAATCGAAACAAGCAATGGGAAGATTGCAAAGTTCTTTATCAAAAGTTAAAGCTTCTGTTTTCAATCTTAAAAATGCTTTTATCGGTTTAGGTGCTGGACTTGTTATTAAATCAATAATTAGTGCTGGTATGCAAATTGAAAATCTTGGTGTCCAATTAACAGCATTATTTGGAAGTGCAAAAAAAGGTAAAGAAGCATTAGATCAAGTTAAAAAATTTGCTGAAACTACTCCTTTTGAATTATCAAATATACAACAAGGTGTAACAGCTTTAGCAACTGTTGCTGAAACAGCAGAAAAAGCTGGTATTTCATTTGATGAATTATTAAAAATAACTGGTAACACAGCAGTTCAATTAGGTGGAGATTTTGCAATAGCATCACAACAAATTCAAAGATCATTTAGTGCTGGTATAGGTTCAGCAGATTTATTTAGAGATAAAGCTGTAACTGCTATGGCAGGATTTTCTGCTGGTGTTAAAACAAGTGTAGACGCATCAATTAAAGGATTAGCAAAAGCATTTGGAACTGGTGGAAAATTTGGAAATTTAACAGATGAATTAGCAAAAACATTATCAGGAACAATATCAAATTTAAAAGATACTTTGTTTAAATTTCAAGAGTCTATTGCTTCAGGATTCTTCTATGAATTAAAAAATCAATTAGGAGACTTGAAAAAATTTACTGAAGATAATGACGAAGCAATAAGACAGTTAGGAATCTCAATGGGAGAAAACCTTGCTACTGCTATTGTTAAAACATCAGATGCAGTAAAATTTTTAGTTAAAAACTTTAGAGACCTACAAGCTACTTTAGGAGTTTTACTTATTGCAATAGGTGGATTTCTAAAAATAATTGTTGGTGTTGGTTTAATTATTGATGACATGAACAGAAGAATCAAAAAATTAACAGGAGAGACAGGCGATGAGATTAAAAAAGTAAAAAATTTTATGCACGAACTATCTATACCTGTTGAACAATTAAATGAAGAATTAGAATATACAGCACAAATCATAAGAGATTTTGAATCCGAATTATCTATAAGAATTCCAAGTGCAACAGAAAAAGCTATGGAGAAATTTAAAGAATTAAATGATGGAGTTTTAACAGGCATAAAAGAAAAAACTGAAAATATACACATGATTATTGCTGAAAGTATTAATAGTGGAATAACAAGAATGTCTGAGGGATTAGCAAGATCATTAGTATTTGGAGAAAAATTAACTGATACATTAAGGAAGATGGCACAAAATGTTTTAGCAAAAATTTTAGCAACATTAATAGAACAAGTTGCAAGACAAGCAGTATCTTTATTTTTAGAGAATACTAAATTAGGAACTATGATTTCACAAACAGGAGAATTAAGAAGCCAAACTAAAGAATTAGAGAAACAAAAAAAGATAAAAGGTACTATGCAATTAATGTCAGGAAACCCAGCAGGATTTTTAGGATTTATGGCAAGTGGTGGTGCTGTTGCTAAAGGTCAACCAACAGTAGTTGGAGAAAATGGTGCTGAGTTATTTATACCAAATCAAACAGGACAAATTACACAATCATCAAGAGGAACTGGTGGTGGAAGTGGTGGTGGTAGTTCAACAGTTAATTTTAATATCACTACTTTAGATGCTAGTGGATTTGATGATCTACTTGTAAGAAATAGAGGAACAATAACTCAAATAATAAACTCAGCAGTAAACGAGAGAGGAAGTAATAATTTAATTTAATATGTCAGGTTCTTTCCCAATATCATCTGCAAAATTTGGAACTTTAGGAATAAAGTCTATGCAGAATACTATTATATCTAAAACTATTAGTGGTAAAAAATTAGCAAGACAGATAGATGGTCAAAGATTTGGTTTTACTATTCAAATTATAACAGCACAAAGATCAAATGTTTATGGAGAACTGATGGCTTTTATTATGAAACAAAGATCAAGCAAAGAAAATTTTACAATAATTCCACCTGAAATAGAAGATGCTAGAGGTAATGAAACTGGTACAGTTTTAATTAATGGAGTTCACGCAGTTGGAGATACAACAATTGATATGAACGGACATCACAACGACAACCCACACGCTTTTAAAGCTGGAGATTTTTTAAAGTTTGCAAGTCATTCTAAAGTTTATATGGTTATAGCAGATGTTCAGGCATCTAGTAATGCTTCAACAGTAACAATAGAACCACCTTTAATAGCATCAGTAGCAAACGATTCAGTTGTAACTTATGACAATGTTCCTTTTACAGTTCACTTAACAAATGATATACAAGAATTTGGTGTTAATGGTGCAGACAATGAGGGCAAATTATATTACGAATATCAATTTGATGTTGAAGAAGCTTTATAATGAAATATTTAATTAAGCATTGGGCAACAGTTGATATTATTGCTGAAGAATTAGTTGATGAAAAAGATATTAATATAGTCAATAATAATTTAGGTAAATATGAAGAACCATCAGATCAAGCCATTATTAAAGTTTTAAATATTAAAGTAGATAGGAGAACATACGAAAATGACAAGAAGTCTAACAACAACATTAAAGAACGAACTAGCAACAAATGATATTAGACCCATACATCTTATCACAATCGGTTTTGGCACTCCTGTTAATATTACTGATTGTTCTTTCCCATTAACTTCATCTATCTCAGGCAGTAGTGTTACCTATTCTGCTAGTAATTTTTTTTTAGGTATTTCAGATTTTTCAGAACAAACAGACGTAAGTAAATCAACTATCTCATTAAGTTTATCAGGTGCAGATCAAACTTTCATATCATTAGTTTTAAATGAAAATGTAATTAATGATACTGTAACAATTTTTAGAGGTTTATTAGCTGATGATAATTCTATTATTGCAGACCCATTCCTTTTATATAAAGGAAACATTGAAAACTTTGAAATACAAGAGGGAGAAAAAAGCAGTATTCTTACTTTATCAATCGTTTCTCATTGGGCAGACTTTGCAAAAAAGAACGGAAGAAAAACAAACAATACATCACAACAAAGATTCTTTAGTACAGACGTTGGTATGGATTTCTCATCTCAAACAATACAAGACATTAAATGGGGTAAGGCATAATGTATAATTGGTTTGATAAATTACTTATTAAATTAGCAAAAAAGATTTTAAATAGATACGCACCTAAAGGCGAATTTATTGCCTACATAAATGAACAAGAAGAAAAACATCTTAAAGAACATGGTGCTTATGGAAAACCTGTAAACAAAACAGGGATTAAATCTTTTTGGGGATTTAGTGGAATATTTAGAGCAGTATCATCAGTAGCTAAAGTATTTAGTGGTGGTGGTGGAATGAATCCACTTGTTTCTTTAGGAATAACATTATTTTTATCTTGGGTATTAAGACCTAAGACTCCTGAGATACCTGACTTTGGAGTTAATAGTTTTGATGATTTTGAAAAAGGTATTTTAATTAACAAACAATCTAATGACGCAAATATTCCAGTTGTTTATGGAGAACGATTAACTGGTGGTGTTAGAGTCTTTATGGAAAGTTCAGGAACAGACAACACATATTTATATATGGCTATTATTATGTCTGAGGGAGAAATAAACGATATAACTGAAATTAAAATAGATGATAAAGCTGTTACTTGGTCAGCAGATTTAGCAGATAATACACAAGTTACAGTTAATACTTCAGATAGTAATTTTTATAAAGGTTCAGAATCTTTAATTACAGTAGAACCACATTATGGAACAGATGGCCAATCAGCTTCTAGTTTATTATCTACATTAACTAATTGGACTTCAAATCATAAGCTATCAGGTCTTGCTTATCTTGCTGTACGTTTTAAATGGAATCAAGACGCATTTGTTGGAGTACCTAAAGTTCAAGCAAAAATTCAAGGTAAAAAAATAGTTACTTATAATTCAAGTTTAGTTGCACAAACTGCTTCCTTTTCAAAGAATCCAGCATGGTGTTTATTAGATTATTTAACTAATGCAAGATATGGAAAAGGATTATTAACTTCAGAAATTAATTTACAAAGTTTTTATGATGCTTCAGTAGTTTGCGTAACACAAGTAACACCTTATTCAGGTGGTTCAGATATAAATATATTTGATTGTAATACTGCAATAGATACATCAGCAAACATCATTGAAAATGTTAAAGAAATGATTAAAGGTTGTAGAGGTTATCTTCCTTATACTTTAGGTAAATATAGTTTAATTATTGAAACAACTGGCTCAGCTTCAATCACAATAACCGAAGATGATATTATAGGTGGATATACATTAGGTACTCCAAGTAAAAAAGATAGATACAATAGAGTTATATGTTCTTTTGTAAATCCTGATAGAAATTTTCAAGTTGATGAAGTTCAATTTCCACCAATAGACGATTCAGGACTTGCAAGTGGAGACCAACACGCAACAATGAAAACTAATGATGCTGGTTTTTTATTAGAGGGTAGATTTAGTTTTAAAACAATAACTAGCAAATATCAAGCTGAAGAAATGGCCGAAGTAATATTAAGAAGATCGAGAGATGCTTTATCTTTAGGAATAAATGTTAATTTTAATTCTTATGATTTAGCTATAGGAGATATTGTTAATGTTACTCATTCATCTGTTGGTTTTTCAGCAAAACCTTTTAGAGTTTTAGGTATTACTTTTAATCAAGATTTTACATTAGGATTAACTTTAGTTGAACACCAAGATGCACATTATACTTGGGCAACTAAAACACAAGCAACAACAGTACCTACTACAAATCTTCCAAATCCTTTTAATGTTCAACCACCAGCTAGTGTTACATTAACTGACCAATTAATTGCTTATAATGATGGAACTGTAATTGTAGCTTTAGATGTTGAAATAGGTGTTTCGCCTGATAGCTTTGTTGATTACTATCAAGTGGAATATAAGTTAAGTACAGAATCAGACTATAAAATTCACTCACAAGGTTCAGGATTATTTCAAAGAGTATTAAATGTAATTGATCAAAAAATTTATGATGTAAGAGTAAAAGCTGTATCTGCATTAGGAAGTTCATCTACTTATGTTTCTGCACAAAGAACCATTGTAGGAAGTATAGAACCACCACAAGATGTAACAGACTTTGCGTGTAATATTATTAATGGAGAAGCACATTTATCTTGGGAACAAATACCTGATTTAGATTTAGCTTATTATCAAATTAGATACTCAGCATTAATAACTGGTGCAACTTGGCAAAACTCAGTATCGTTAGTAGAAAAAGTATCAAGACCAGCAACTTCCATTGTAGTTCCAGCTAGAGTAGGTTCTTACTGTATTAAAGCAGTTGATAAACTAGGAAATTTCTCAATTAACGAAACTATTATTGCAACTAATGTATCAGCTATTGGAAACTTTAATAATATAACAACACAATCAGAACACCCTAATTTTTCAGGAACAAAAACAAATATAACTTTAGCTGATGGTGCTGTTAAATTAACTAATTTAGCTTCTGACGGAACTTATGCTTTTGCAAGTGTTATTGATATAGGTGCAGTTCATACATCAAGAATTACAGCAACACTAGTACAATTTGCAGAAAACCCTAGTGAACTATTTGATTCTGAAAGTGGTTTCTTTGATTCTAAAACTGGTTCTTTTGATGGAGATTCTCCAAGTAACTCAAACGCACATTTAGAGATAGCTATTAGTGATGATAATGTAACTTATACAGCATTTAAAAACTTTGTAATTGGAGATTATACAGCTAGATATTTAAAATTTAGATTATATTTAATTTCAAGAGATGGAGTTACAACACCAGTAGTAAGCCAAGCGATTGTAACTATTGATATGATAGATAGAATATTTAGTGGAAACGATATAGCTTCAGGCACATCTACAAAAACTGTTTCATTTACAAATGCCTTTAAAACTGTTAATTATGCACTTGGTATAACAGGACAAGGAATGGCAACAGGAGATTATTTTTTAGTTGAAAATAAAGCAATCGGTTCTTTTGATGTTACTTTTAAAAATGCTTCAAATACTGTAATATCAAGAACATTTGATTTTATGGCAAAAGGATATTAATACATGGCAACTCACGATTATATTATAAATAACCAAACATTTCCAAGTACAAGATCAGACTTGAATCTTGTTTTATCTGCTATTGTATCTAATAACTCAAACTCTACTGTACCCTCTACAACTTATGCTTATATGTGGTGGTATGATATTTCAACTACAACATTAAAATTTAGAAATGCTGATAATGATGCTTGGGTTTCATTTGCTACTTTTAATATGACTAATGACACAGTTAATTTCTTAGATAGCACAATTACAATTACAGGATTAGCAACATCAGCAACAGGCACAACTTTTACATTATCAGATACAGATAATAAATCTTCAGTAGATTTTATTATAGATAACGAAAAGAAAATTAAATTAAGAGAAGCAACATCAAACGGAACAAGTGCAATATCTTTTAAAGCACCTAGTGCATTATCACAAGATTATGATTTTACTTTACCTAGTGATTACGGAACAGTAAATCAAGTATTAAAAACAAATGGTTCAGGAACTTTATCTTGGGGTACTGGTGGTATTACAAGACCTACAATTTCAACAACATCATTAACTGGTGCACCAAACACATCAGTTCAATATACAATAGCTGGTTCAGGGTTTATTACAGTTCCTATTGTAGAATTTATTGCAACATCAGGTGCAATTACAAGAGCAAGTGCAGTAGCTTTTACTAATTCAGCATCAATTAATGCAACAGCAACTTTAGCAAATGGAACATATTATATAAGAGTAGAAAATAATGATGGTGGTGCAGTAAGAACAACAAATGCTATTTTAACAGTTTCACTAGCACCAACTTGGAGTACATCTGCTGGTTCAATAGGAAGTGTATCTGCTGGTTCAACAGTATCATTATCAGTATCAGCTTCATCAGATTCAACAATAGCTTATTCTGAAACAACTTCAGTATTAACAGCAACATCAGATACTCCAGCTTCAACAATGAGTTTATCTTTAAATAGTAGTACAGGTGCAATAACAGGAACAGCACCTAGTCCAACAAGTGAAAGTACCTACACGTTTACACTTCTTGCAACAGACGCAGAATCTCAAACTGCAAATCGTGAGTTTACAATTACAGTTGCAGTTAGTATAAACAACTCAGGACAATTTAACTAGGATTTATTATGGCATCAACAAAATTATCAAGAACAATAGGAACACCAACTAGTGGAACAAAATTTACAGTTTCTGCTTGGGTTAAAGGAAGTGTGGCAGAGGGTAGAATATTAACCTCTATTAATGGAAACAGTAGTCAAACATGGGTTGAATTACAAAATAGTGGAGCATTTAGAATTGCTAACTATGTTGGTTCTTACAATATGCAATTAATAACAACTAGATTATTTAAAGACCCATCAGCTTGGTATCATTTTGTAGTTGCTTTTGACACAACTCAAAGTACAGACACTAATAGAGTTAAATTATATGTTAATGGTGTCCAAGAAACATCTTTTACTACTACAACTTATCCATCAGTAAATTTAGTTTTAAAATATGGTGTAAGTGGACAAACTTTTAATGTTGGTGCAAAAGATACTGATACATATTGGAATGGTTTAATGTCTCATGTTCATTTTGTTGATGGTGCTGTTTATACACCTAGCACTTTTGGCGAAACAGATTCTACTTCAGGGATTTGGAAGCCGAAAACTTCTCCGTCTATATCTGAGTATGGTTTAAATGGTTTCTTTTTAAAATTTGAAAAC